AGCGCCGCAGCAGATACGCGCTCTTTTGTATCACCTTCCATAATCTGTTTGGAAGATAGTGTGTTTATACCACTTGGCGAGTAGTCGGTACCAGCCTCGACACGACCGATTGCTTCCATAGCAGCAGGGTCTGTTGGGTCTACTGATATACCAGCACGCTGGCCAGCACGTAACCCTTGGAACTCTCTACCAGCACCACCTTCTGTTTCATACGCTTCATATGGAGCTGGCTCTGTCTTACCCTCTAGTATTGCAGTCTCCTCTTCTGGTAGTGCGCTAGTAACTGCGCCAGCGGCTCCTAGTGCAGAGCCTATGTTAGCTAGTCTCTGACCAGTAGTTATTGGAGCTAGCCCTGTGGTCGCCGTAGTAACGCCTGCGCCAGTAGCTGACTTCCTACCACTGGGGCCCATCTTCTTATTCTGAGTACGCAGACCTTCCTGCGTTTTCGGCTGCTTTAGCTTCTTACCCTGTGCGACCTTTCCGGTCTTCCCAGTAGTAGCCCTGATCTTGGGCGCAGTAGCCTGACCCCCGCGAAGAGTTCTGCCGAGAGCTTGTACTCCTGTTTTCCCTACGTCATATATCTTCTTAGCGTGCGGCGCTAAGGCTCTACCTAAACCCATTGCTAATCCAAGTGCCATATCAAATCTCCTATGCTTCTGTGTTGTTACTGATAGAGGCCATTGAGTTCTGGCTGCCTATTGCTGCTGCTGCGATTTTACCCATCTGTTCGGCTCCAGCCATAGCTGCTCCGACTTTATTCGCAGTACCTTCCGAATATGCCCTTACTTCAATATCACTCAATTTGAGGTCGCTTGACGCCTTGGTTGTATCATATCTAAATGTTAGTTCCTCACCGGCCATCTCTGCCTGATAGTAACTTAAAGTCAGGTTGTGTAGGGTGGTGATGGCCTGTACAAGTGTACCGGCTTTAGCGTTTGAGGTTGAAGCCACGTTGATAATTGTGTTCATGTAGTTTGAAGCAGCAGACATAACGGCCATGTGCAGATTAGCTCCAGTTGATATTGCAAACCGTATATTCTCAAGCTCAAACTCCGCCTGCTTAATCGCTATATCTCTGGACAGCGCGTTGGCTGATTTCTGGTTAGCCTGCTGTATCTCTTTAACTAGCATCTGCTGCGCACCGGGGGGTATTGGAAACCCTTTGGATGCGAAGGTAGTAAATAGTTCAGACTCTGATCGTACAGCAGTTCGGTCTTCCCTTGCTCGTGCTCTGTCCCATATAGCTGCTTCTACGGCCGCTGGTAATCCCGTTCCACCGTTCTGGATCGTGTTGTTAATCCAGTCGCTTATAGTGGCTAGCTTGGCCGTATAGTCCGGGTAAAAGTCCGCTAAGAAATCGCTCAACCTGCTATCGAGTAGTGCTTGCAGCTCTACCATAGACGCGTCGTATTCAGCGTTGAATGTACCATCTACTCCAGTTGGAGCGCTTCCCAGAGTTGGTACCGTAGGGGCGTTGATGATGTGCGGTACGGCTGGGGATATATAACCGGCTGCTGCCGTGACCGCTGAATCTGAGTACGCCTGAGAAGACGTAATGGTGGAGTTAGCCGCAGCCCACGCTGCGTCTATCGTTGATTGTAGTAGTGACTCAGCTGACATTTACATTTTCCTCGTCAATATGATCGGGATTAGTTCGAGTAGATCGAGCTCAAAATCAGACCCGTCTTTGTTTGACACCTCGAACTGCCAATACGCTGCTTTCAACCCTCTGCTCATCTTTATACGTGAAGTGCGTACACCCGTGCTTGTGTCGCTCACTTCGTACCAGTACTCCCGTTTTAGCCCATCTACGGCATCTGTGACTGTGGTTTTAAGCACAATGTTACCATCATTTCGCATCCCAAGATACGCTTTCATGACCCGTTTTTCACTATCGCTATTAAAATCAGTGATTCCTGTAAGAATACTGGCCTCAATATCCGTTCCCGCGTCATCTGATCCGTCTAGGAGGTGGATTCCATCCTCTTTAGCCCCATAGTGAGCGCCATCAAACCGGCACATGGAATTGAAGTTATACCCCAGATACTGAGTACGTGCTCTGTTTTCAGTGTTTATAGCCACTCCAGTATACGTTTCGTTGTTGAGCACGAACGTAGTGATGAACGACATGTTATCAGATATCAAAGCACCAAGCGCGTGCATGCTGGAGGCAGCATCGAGTATGCTGGAGTCTTCGGCTACCACTTTACTAATCACTAAATTGCCAGCGATAACAGTGGGGATGTTTGGGGCCTCGGTTAAAGTATTCCCCATGTTCATATTAGTGGCATAATTCTCCGCCAACTGAATTGCTTCTGGGATAGTCTCCACAGCTGACAGCATTGAAGAGAGCGCTTCATTAATATTGAACGAGTTAATTATAGCGGGGTTATGAGTTCCTAAGGATGTTAATACATCAGCTATTGAAGGCGCTTCCGTTAAGGTGTTCACCATGCTCATAACAGTAGACGGAGTAGCCCCGATGATGTTCATAGAGTCATACAGCGCCTGTACCACGAGGGAAGTTACCGAGTCATTTAGATCGAAATCACCGATGGTTTCGGTTAGTGTTTCGGCAAAAATCTCAAACCCAGCCGAAGCATCAGTCATAGCGGAAGCTTCGATGATGGTTCTAGTCCATACAGTAGCGGGGTTTATTAGCGCCGTTCCGGTACCTGAGTTGTATATTTCAGTAATTTCGGCTGGTGTCAGGACCCTGTCCCATATCCCTATATCATCAATCTCTTCCCTAGGGTAGTAGTCCGCAAGGACGTTACCTAGCATCGGTCCGGCTGCTGAGTCTAGCTTTATAGCGACCGCAGTAGCTGAGGAAGTACCGGCACTACTTCCGTTGATGTATAAAACTGCGGCTCCAGTGGTAACGTTAACAGTGAACGCTATATGATTCCACCCAGCCGACACGTAATTAGACCCTGTGCTAAAGTTTTTATTATTAGCGTAATTAACCGATATGGCCCCATTCCCACCAGTAAGCACGAGTACATATATCCCATTATTAGAAACGGAGGCGTTGTGGTTGTTTATATTAAATAGGACTTCTATCCAACCAGAAGGTGGAGGTACCGAGGTAAAATAACACCACTGAGAAAGCGTGAGGGTGCTCGTTGTTTCAGAGCCAGTGCCCGGTAGCTGCACATATGGGGTAGAGGTTAACAGCTTAATACCATTGTTAAACTTACCTGTTGTATGCGACTCACCGGCGGTTGATTCAGAGGTTAGCGTACCATCTAACGGGTTTGTAGTTATTTGATCTACTAGCGTAACATCTGTGCCAGTCTCATCTAAAGCCCAGTAGTGCATCATGCCGTCCGTTGCTGCTGCGGCTGCGCTTGCGTAACCTCCTGATGGAAATGCCATGTTCTTATACCTTTCTAGTTAAAGTGATCGGGATAAGCTTTATTACATCAAGCTCGAAGTCAGACCCGTCTTTGTTAGATAGCTCAAACTGCCAGTATTTAGCTTTTAGTCCTTTACCCATTTTTATACGAGTTTTACGAATCCCCGTGCTAGTATCTGATATCTCATACCAGTATTCTCTTCTTAACCCATCATCTGCTGATGTGATCGTAGCCTTTAGTACTATGTTACCATCGTTCCTAATTCCAAGATACGCCTTATCTATACGCTTGTTTGTACGTATGTCAAAATCTGATATACCAGTCAGTATATGTGCATCTATGTCCGCTCCTGCATCGTCCGCTCCATCGAGTAGATGTATCCCGTCCTCCTTAGCCCCGTAATGCCCTCCGTTGAATCTACACATAGAGTTAAAGTCATATGCTGTATATTCAGTACGTGCTCCGTTTTCAGTATTTATGACAACACCAGTATAGGTCTCATTATCGAGTACGAATGTAGTAACAAATGCTGCTGTTTCGGTTAATAAAGACTGGAGTATCTGCTTAGTTGAGTTGCCGTCTGTAAGGTCAAAGTCGTCAGCAACTATAGCACCAACCACGAACTGATTCGCAATCGAGTCTGTCATAGCAGCTGAGTCTATTACAAGACCTGCTATACCGTACTCCACAGCAGGAGTTGTGTCTATCACGTTGAATGAGTTCGTGATTAAGAAACTTATAGCTGCCGTGACCGATTCTAGGAAGAATCTAGGGGCCTCAGTTATTGTGCGGGTGTAAGTTGCCATATCTTAAGCCTTAGCCATAAATGATCCAGTCACTGTAATAGGTATGTACCTAGGGGTTGTGTCTGGTAGGGGTTCTATAGTTGATAAGTCTACTGTATTAGGCAGCGTAATTGTAGTCGCATCGTATGTGTATGAATTAATAGAGTTGTAGAACTCCTGAGGAGCTCTGACATCCCATGCATCTGCCGAGTCAAACGTCCACAGATACGCTGCAAACCCTTTAGGGAATGAAGTCATAACCATCAACTCTGTGCCTTTTTTATACGTGTTTATCCCAGCTACTACTACTGACTGTTGTATATTTGGTTGGACTGGATTCGTATACGAACTTGGTGTCCACGCGTAGGCGAACCTATCCCCATCCCCATAAGGCGTAGTCCAGCAGCTTATAGTTGGAGTTGAAGCCGCCACCGCAATAACCCTAGTAAACAGCGTTTCTGGAGTACTGTCTAGCCCTACATATAGCTTCTGGGTAATTGTTCTTGTCCGCGCCCCATAGTTCTTAACTGTACACGCCGCTGACGTTGAGTTATGAGTTTGCGTAGAGTAGTCATCTTGTATAACTTCCGCTATCTGATGTTTGGGGTCTATGAAACCCAGATGCCCCGTCACACCGCTTCCTGACCCTGACCAAGTACCGGCATTACTACTGTCCAGCGACGTAGTTGATGAGGAGGTAATACCGTATGTCTGCACCGTAGCGGTTGGGTTTTGGCTGAAGAACAAAGTTTCTGTCTGAGCACTACTAGTAGTGTGCGACAAACTCCCATAAACCCACGATGTCGAGGGGTAGGCAGTACCGGGAGAGCAGCTAACAGACCCTATTGTATTACTGTAAGAAAACGAATCGCTAGTAGTTAGCGCGGTGCTAACCCCAGCGTACACCATAGTATCGCCCACATAATCAATAGCGAGTATTTTATAGTTACCACCATTTACACTTTTCGTTACAGTCCCTGACGCACTTCCGATTCTGTTAGCCTGAGTAGTATTAGGGCAGTCTATGTAGTATAACGCCTCGTCATCAGTGTATGTCGTAGTAGATGTAAGCTGACATATATGAGCGTTGTCCTCCTGCCGCTCAACTTGAGAAGCTACTATAGTAGGTGGTGTTGCAATATCAGGGTCGAATGATATATCAGTAATTTCAAGTTTACATCTATATCTATCATCAGTAGCAGGCGTAGTTGTATACCACTCACGCGACGCTATCTGCGCCTCAGTACCGCTTTCGTTAAACGACCACTTACCTATATTAGCAGATAAGTCAGGGAAGCCTGACCCAGAGTCTACGGTAATATACGTAAACATAAGAGTTTGTGTAGACGAAGTAAGGTCGCTCATCGGCGCTGTCCAGAAATCCTCTCTCCATATCCCCCGTGAAGTGCTGAAGTACCCCACTATAGCTTGCAACCATTTTCTCCCCGTACTATCTGTACGAAAAGAAGCAGCGGTTACATACACTGATGCTGGGATGTCGATTAACAGCTTGCCTTTATAAAATATCTCAGAGCTGAATAGAGCTTCATAGCTATATCCGGAATCAGTCGTACCGTCTACAGATTGTGCTTTAACAACTCTGTAGAAAAAGTTCGAAGATATATGCCTTACCTCCTGACCAACAAACACTTCAGCGTCCCAGTAAGATGAGTTGGTGTAGTGGTCGACGTTACGTATAATCTGATCGGGGATCATATTCTGTGTCCCTTTCCACGACAAGCATTCACCGATAGGGCCTACCCAGCTATTTACCCCGGCCTTCGCTCCGTCGCTAAAATATTTTACCTGCTTTGGGTGTCTCCACGCCTGCGTGTCGCTTACTGCTGTAGGGACGTTATATAGGGAGTCTCGGTGCTGTACTGTATCAGCCCATAGGACAGCGGTACCTAAACTAACAGTGAACGGTTCATGCCACCCGTTGAAAGATACGGAGTCATGCGGAGTGGTTATGAAGGGCCCTACTAGAGCTTTCTTACCAGCCTTGATATAGATATTATCCATCCCTGCAATATGGACAACGCGGATATCAACTGAACTAACAGGCCTTAGGTGGCTCCTCGCAATACCGAGGGCCTTTATTTTTCGCAGCTCACTACGTGCTAAAGGCAGCCAAGTGGCTGCCTTTACCTTATCGCCTTCAAGGAGTACACGCTCTACCATCACTCATTATGTAGAAGTGATGTTCAGAGTATATGTTACGTTTAGAACATCTGCGGATAACACTGCCCTAGAAGCAGTGAACGTACTCGACGCTAGCAACACACCGGTGCCGTCTGACTTACCTGAAGTAGATGAAATGAACGCCCCGTAAATAGTATCCCCAGTGTTGATAGTAAACACTGCTGGTGAAGCCGTGTTAGTCATAGACTCCGCTGTAGATGGTACGTCAATATACTCCGGTCTGGTCGCTTCGTCATACCCTGTAAAGTCACCGGCAGCGGCTTCGATGCCGGTGTGAACATCAGCAGCGGCAGGCGTGTAACCAGAGCCGTTGAAGATATCTACATACCATGTGGATACCTTGGCTGTAGCGCCAAGTACCACATTCAAGATGTGGTTCAAACCCTCATCAACTACGAGGTTCTTATCCCTTTCTACGCCTAGGCTTTCGCCGTTGCGTGTAAGTTCATGTTCGAAAAAACCACCGATAACTACTCCCTGCTTAGGAAACAGAATACCAGTATCGGTCTTCTCGTAGTTACTATTACGTACCTCTCTGGCAAACTCTTTTCTATGCTTCATCTTTCCTCTCCTGTGTTAAACATTATATCGTACTATTTCTGCTGTAGCTACGTCGCCAATAGCGGCGTTGTTAGCTGATGTATCGTTATCTTTTAAAAGCCCTATATATTGGATATTACCATTATACTCCCGTAGAAGGCCAGAGCCAACCTCAGACGGAGAAAAAGACCAAGTATCCTCAGTCAGATTAACTAGCTTTCCATCCCCGCCACCAGCGTAAACACCTGAATCGGATACCCACATCAACGCAATACCGGGCTGCAAGCCTTTGATATTACTACCATCTGTCTTTATCAGCGTGTGCTCAATAGCCTTTGAGTCGTCAGAGATTATGAGTGAAGTCTCTTTCGGGTTACTGCCGTGTTGGTAGTAAGTTTTATCCGCGCTGAAGAACATACCGTTTTTCACGCTCCCCATCAGTGTTATATCTTCCGGGAACTGTAGATAATTCGAAGCCATCCTGAAATGACCAAACGCATATGGGTCTGAGTAATATACTGCGTCTCCTACAGCTACGTACATCATGCCGTAGTGATATTCTATGTGGCTACCTACAGGCGGTGGTGTAACGAACTGCGTCTTAAGCGGAGACGTAGAATGCATGTTACTTATCCCGAAAGACGTAGTACCGTTGGTCAGTTGTTGTACAAAGTACAGTTCGTCTCCGTTATGACGAGTACAGTATACGTTTATATAGGCTATGTCTGAATCCGCGCTGACCGGTATGTTAGTTAAGTCGATCCCTCTATTAGCCGTCAATGTTATCTGGACGGCCAGTGTGGCACCAGACTCCTCTCCATCAGCTCTCTGCTGTGTGATAGCCACATCATAGTCCCCGGCTAACATACCACCGGATACTGAAGTTAGTGTTGGTTGGTGGACAGGTAGAGCCACACCCCATGTCATATCGACGCCGTTGCGGATCATGCCGTTTATGTCACCGTCCGTATAGTATACATCCCCGTTTACTTCGGCGTAAGACATGCGTTGGTTAGGCGTTAACCCAGAACGTAGAACCGTAGAAGTTAAGTCAGCGTTGAGCTGCTTAAGGTCGCCGTCCTCGACGAAAAAAGCCATAGTCTCATCCGGCGTTGACCATAGCGAGTGGCTGCCTGTTCCAGCTAACGCCAGTGCGTACCCCCTGCGCCTCTTCAATCGGAAGGTACTATCAATATCTACGTTGTTCGCTTCACGAAGTTCGTATGCACCGTCCTCGTCTTTTCCAAGACGCTCCTCGGCCTTTACGTTGTTAATCCCTTTGAACTTTTTAATTTCCACAGTTAATGCCTCCGGCTCAAGCCTTTTTCTGGCTTAGCAACAATCACCAGAAGGTGCTCATCCATCTGCCGAAAAGTAAGTCTGAGCGGGACACCCGTCCGACGCACCAGCTGAGCCGGAGAACTCATTTACAGCCCTCCATATCGTACCGTACCGGGACGGCGGGTCTTACGTGTTAGTTCACCCTTCAGCTTATCTATCTCGGCATCAAACTCTGCCATTTTAGCTACAGCTTTTACTGGGTCATAAGTATCGGAATCTGTATCGTCCAGAGCTTTCGATTTAGCGTATATGAGTAGCGCCATCTGGTGTCTGGTATCAGTTAGTTCGGTTGTGACTGAATCAGCTGTGATCGTAGTTGCTGGGTATCTAACGTAGTATAGCGTAATACTTGAATGCACATGCTCGATTGTGCGCAGGACTGATGCTGATGTTATCGTAGAATCGCTGGACGCCCCACTGGGATTCTCCAGTCTTACCCACAAGGACGTGCCTGTAGCCACCCACGCTTCGTCTACATCTATAGCGTTGTCGCCACCAGCGAAGATATCTGAAGCCCCTTGGGTAGTGCCTATATACACTCGGCTGTTATTCGCCGTTTTGTTCACAGTTACAGTATAGGTTTCACCGGCTACCGTAGTGGCCTCTTGATCTATGAAGCATACTCGCGCGCCGCCACCCGACCCGTAATCAAGTACAAGTTCCCCTGCAACTACTGTCGCGGTAGCAGTACCTGTAGTCCCATCAGTCCAGCCTGTAGTGGCGGTATCGAAATCTGGATTAGTGAGCATCTCTTCAGTAGTTTCATCTACACCTCCGTCGTACTGAGGAGTTAGCCTCGCTTTACCAAATACCTCGTCAACTACGAACATACGTGGTGTGCCCGTAACGGTTTCCCAGTTCGTTGTTAGTTCGTCCCCATACTCACCTGTAGCTAGTAAACCATCAAGTTCGTTGAAGTTAACTATCTCTAGTGGAGTATTAACATCCTCCATCTTTACCCTACGGAAGCGAATAGCATCAGTTGGGAGCGTTACATATGGCATCTCATGCGGATCGACATCTACTACAACAGTGTCTTTGAATATCTCCGTCCGCGCAGCAAACTCACGCTCAGCCTCGTTCAAGAGGATAGCGACTTGGTCGTCAGACCATAGATACGGCTCTTCCGTATCAGCATTCTGAATACGAAACTGAGTTATTAAGGTTTCTATAGAATGAGCCATGATCTATGTAGTCTCCGTTGCGGTGTATTCATACACCATTTCGTCCATATTATACTGGTATTGGGGGGTGTTAGATACCCCATAATTTATCGTTATGACCTCGCTGACTGAGTATTCGTAGAGGCTTTGAGCCAGAGAGCACACAGAAGTCACCGCAGATACCGTGTAATTATAAACAACATCGGAAGTTAGCGCCCACGTTCCCTGAAAAAACGCTGCGATACACGCAAACCAGCCATCCGCAGTGACGCACTCAGTGTCAGCTGTAACATCAGCACTATCTGCGGTAACTATCGTCATTAGTCAACCTCAGTCTGAATGAGCGCCGCATCATCCCGAAGCGCCTGCATTGCGGTTTCCTTTGTGGCTTCCACTGCATCGACCTCCGCTTTCGCTTGATCCGCCAAATGATCCCGCATTGCGGCCATTTTTAATATACGCAGAGCAAACTGTTCTGGGGTTTCACCGTCTAGTTTTTTTCGTTGGTACCAGACAGCGAAATAAGGGCGTAGCCTTCTATTAACGGTGACAGTTACATCTATATTATTTGCAGCTGCTGGTAATCTTGATATTGCCATTTTTTTGCTCTCCTAGTGTTTAACAGTTAAATCGCCTTGTGTTACTGATATTGAATTACTAACATCTGATGTGCCCCACTGAGCCGTTACCAATAAAGCACTTGATGTAGTTGTATTAATACTGTGGGTAGTTGCTTCTGCGTCACTTATTGTTGAATTACTGTCTGAGTATTCAGCGAAATCTATAACAGTCCCGCTAGAGCCGATTGTCCTTACTGTTAAGTGGTACTCAAATTTCCATCCCGTTGAACCATTAGGGGGGACTGCGGCTATAGTGTGGATTATTGATCCGTCTAAGGATACCTCAAAAGTAATAGCCTCGGAAGCAGACTTAGCGTTCAAGTGACCTGAGAGGTTAAGTAGCAGCCTTTGATCTATATATACCCCGTCAGCTGCAAGGGTATAAGTGTATATAGTTTCTTTTGCGGCAGTAGTATCGAAAGTAGTTGTTGAAGTTATTACGTCATATGTTCTAACTAGCGCGCCTCTTACACCATCAGTGAAGTATAAATGACCGTCTATATACTCCATCGCCCCGTCTTCAGGGGTTGTCATCAACGTACCGCTTTGTAGTTTAAGCGGGGACGTACCTGCTGTTGCGGTTCCTGCTGGTAGTGTCAGTCCATTCGCTTGGATGTTAACTCTTCCGCTTCCTGTTAATGCTGGGTCTATTACTAAATCAGATGCATTATAATAAATAGAGGCATCCTGACCCGCACCAAAAACAATATCTGCACCTGCATCATCACCGGCCAACCAAATCCCGGTTGCTGTTCCTGAAATTTTTGCAGGGTCTTGTTTGGTGATCTGGATGCCAAGAACATCAACGGAAGGTGTTCCAGAAATAACCGCAGGGGTCATCACTTCCACGAAAAGACCACGGACTGTCGTTGGCATTGAGCCGCTCAATGTGGCATTGTAAGTGTTCGTCGCGACATGGAAACCGTTGAGTTCATCTGCGACAAGGCCGCTACCGCTCACATCAAACAGTAATGCGCCTACACGGTATGCAGAAAGTATACCGGCGCTTTTGGATGTCGTTCTGCTAAAGTCTGCAACATACATTGCCCCTTCTGTCCAATCCCCTGAAACCCCTGACGCTGACTGTATAAGTTCCGACACAATGCCTTCTACTCTAGGAGGAAAAGCGTCTACAACCCCTGCCATAGTACATGTACCGCGCAAAGCCGTGGCTGATGAGTTTGATGTAGTTGACGTGCTTATTATGTCAAAACCAAGACCAATCACTTCCGATGATGCACTGGTCTTGGTTATATCAAGGCCGCTATTCATTGACATGTTTTTTGGGATTGCCCCCCTGTTTACATCAGGGTCGATTTGCAGTTCTGTACCATCCCAATGAAAAGACGCATCACTACCATTTCCGAAAAACAACTTGTTGCTGTCCGTGAAACTAGTGTTGCCTGTCATTACCCCACCGGATAACGGCAGGTAATCAGCGCTATCAAAGTCGCTTATCTGGCTTTCGGTGATACTGATAGACGCTTGGGTAAAGTGGATCGTGCCTTCAGCTGCATGCGCGTACATCTCAACGAAGTTTGCGTTAGTTTTCTCAAACGCCGTGAATAGGTCCTCGCCTGTCTCGTCACCAGCGATCGTCCCGTGGTTTATATCCTGTATAGCCATTATGTGTTACTCAGCGTTATGTCCTGAAGCACCTTCACAGTACCTATACCGATAGTCTCTACATCAGGAGGGGAACCTCCTATGACACGTTGTATGTCGTATTTATAAACCCCCACCGGTATTGCGTCGGTTTCTGTTGAGGTGAGCGTAAAGGTGACTATGCCATTCGTAGCGTCACCCCCCAATGCCGTGACATTAGACTGGTGTATAGCCGCCGAGTCCGCGTCATCAATAAGAGTTTTTAACGTGATCCAGAACACCCAGTTTGTTATATCTACCGCGTTGCCGCTAGTAGCGTTTGTAACGGTGAATGTATATACCTTAGTGTCCCCACGATAAAAGTTACTTAGTGTGATCATTAACCCGCCTTCGCCCTTTTCTTAGGAGCTGCTTTTCGTTTCTTAGGAGCTGCTCTTTTCTTAGGAGCTACTTTCTTAGTAACTACGGTAGTTGTTATGGTTTCTTCTATTTCTTCGCTTTTAGCCTCTACCTTCGCACCCGCGTTAGCCTGACTAGCTTCCTGATGACGAAGAGCCTTGTACTCATCCCACAACAGGCTGTTTTCTTTCTCGTCGACTTTGAATTTTGTTTTTAGTCGAACCTCTTTAAGGACTGGAACTCCGGCTGCGGTGAACGTACCTCGTTCGTTAAGCGCGACCATAGTATCATACGCTTCGAATACAGCCGCTTTTCGTGCCATTCCGACTGGAGCTGGTATTTGTGCTTTTCTTTGTAGTGATGGTAGTTCTTCACCCTCTGCCGGTATAGCGCCTTTGGCCATAACAGCTTCTATACAACTGGGCGGGACGTTAACAGGTACGTCTCTTTTAAAACCGATAGTATGACCTAGAGTGGTCGATACTGTAATATCTCTATTCATAACCATTTTCATTGCTTTGCTCTCCTACTAGAAAAAAAGGGAGGCGAGATGCCTCCCTTTTTTAGTTTACTACTCTTACGCCGGTGCTACAGGCTGAACTTCATTGGCCCTGTCGTCGAGAATATACTCAACATCGAGATAGCCAGCGCCAGTAGTTGATGCGTCAGTAGCAATCGCTACGTCCAGATCAATGGTATCTAGAGTTGAAAACCCTGTTTCACCATCGGCCCCGAACTGACCCGTGAAGTTAGTGCGGCCGAGGGTTTTGAGGTCGGTATCTGCTAAATACTTAGCAGCATCCCCACCAATTCCTACAGACGCCGTAACTGCCCCGGTAGAGTCGAAGACCGTGGTGACGGCTAGCGCCCCACCTACGATCGTAGCTCCAGCAGGCATATCCATTGCTGCAAAAACGGTAGTTGCAGTAACTGCACCAGCGTTAAAGTCAGCAAACGTGAAATACACACGAGCGAACAGCGGATACTGTCTGTTAGTGCTTTTTGTAATAGCCATTTTTAAATCCCCCTATTAATACGCTGTGTTGACACGTAGAACACCGAAGTCTTCGTCGGTGTCTGTGACTTGAGATTTGAAAACTGGCTTCAGCATACCTGCGATCTTACCTACAGAGATACCCTGTTGGTTGTCGTAGTCAAAACCCTTTTCCACCCATTCAGGAGTACCGATGTCTGCATAACCCATTGCCTGCGCACCGCAGAACAATACTGCCTGACCATCGACATCTGAACCTGAACCCCACTTGCCAGAACCTGAAGTCGCGCCAGAAGTGTTATACACATGACGGTGTTCGCGGATAGCTAGACCATCTACATAGATAACGTCGGTGCCTTTGAACAGCGGATTACCATCAGACCGTTTCATCGCATTGCGATAAGCAGCTAGGAAATCAGTATCCATCTTCAACCGAGCCAAGCCCTGAGGAGTCATGAAGACATTATAAACTTCCATGCCTTCTGAACCACGAATTGGCTTGATGTAGTTGTCCTTCATGTACGCCTTCACTCTAATCAGCATTTCCCAATTAGGAATGTCGGTAGCTTCAATCGTAGCGGTATTACCGGCATCGAGAGTAGTTGTAGACAAATCCCAGTTAAGATGACGATTAGTAGATGGAGCGGTTACATCCCCTGCATAAGACAGGTATTGTAAATCCGAGCCCGTACGCGCCTGACCGGTATTTTTCTGAGAATATGCAACCCCAGAAAGAGTCAGAAACGCCATCTGATCCATACGATCAGCTAACCAGTAAGCTAGTACGTCTTTTGAATTTTCGCGGAATTTAACGACAGACTTCTGTTCAGCCATACGGCCTTCATGTCTGTTAGCGTGACGCAGCTGATCGATCTGGATTACCTGATCATAAGCCTTGTTAGCTTCTTCGTTACCTTCCAGTGTGCGATCCCCTGCAACACCATCGCCTTCTAAGTCAGCAACCAATGTGATTACTGCACGAGCACCACGCTCGTCCTTAGTCAGCTCTGTAATGCGCTGGATCATTGAGTCAGCACTTGAACCCATATAACGGTTCATGAACTGGTGATTACGTGCGGCTTTCCAAAGATCACGAGACCATACGGTCTTTTGTTCATCGGTCAGAGCACCGTAGTTTGTTAATGCCATTAGGCTATCCTCCAAACAATTAAAAAATAAATGTCTTGGTTTGCCAGTTCTCGCTCTGACCGCGAAATATCAACCTGTTTTAGGGCTGGAAGAAGCCCGGTTTTTATCGTAAAACCAGTCGTTAAGTCCGAGTCTAGCGCTTTTAAACGCTGTCGTCAAATATATTTGTCAGCCCGATTACTCTTTCTTTACAAGAGCTACAAAACACATCCCCGCCAAAATGGAGTTTGAACGTGGTACTCCCGCATGCGCATACCCATATTTTGGGCCCCTGTTCGGGCTGTTCCTTAGCCGTCTTAGGGGGCCCAAACGGGATTACTTCGCCCATGCTACGCTGCCACCACCCAGTCTTCTGCGAATAAATCCGATTGAGAAGCCAGCCAAACACCCACTTCCCCATCCACGTATTTCATATCCAGATGCGGCTTGTAAGTAATCTCCGTACCTTCAGGGTAAATCCCCAGCAACGGAGCTCTGTTAACTATGAACGTAGAACCGGGGACTTTGAACACAAACACACCCTTACCGTTCCAACCCTCACGAGCCACTTTGTGACCTTTCTCAAGCAGCTCTAGGGCTACGTCAAATCCGAATACTTCGCTCATACCATATCTCCTCTCATTGCTTTCTTGGTTGCTTCTGGCAGCGCATCATACTCTGCGTCTGTCAGGTCTCTTGCATCTGGGCTATCATCGCTCATACCGCTAGAGCTGCTATCTTCGCCAGCATCATCTAAATTAGCTGGTTGGCGTTTAGCTGTATCCAGATTCTTTTCGACATCAGTCTTCTTCTTATCAGCCTTTTCGACCTTCTTGTCGTCCTTTTCGTCTTTGTCCTCTTCCTCTAATGTGTACCCCATAGCAGGGAGCACATAGTTCGCAGCCTGAATAAGCGCATCAGAAGCGGACTCACCGTTAGCCATGAACGCTTGTTGTAGTTGAAGCACTTGGTCGTTCGCTTCCTGATTATACTCTTCGGCTGATTCGTTGAATATAGGAAACTCAGACTCAAGAGCTGACAGTACAGTATCCAGACGAGACGCTTCATGGACCTCTGCGGTTGTGGTCGCAGTCGTCTTTGAAGCAGAGTCCTCCATCAACACAGCGTTATACTCACGTTCGAGTTTACGGGACTGCGCCATCAGAGTAGACACCGTTTTCGAGTCACCTTCTTTCATGGCTTCTGCGATCTTAGTATCAATTTCAGTTAGCGCTGTCTCGTGAGTTTCTGCCGCTGAAGGGGTATCGTCCTTCGTGGGTTTCTCCTCAATGGCATCCAACTTGGCCTGTAACGCGTCAGCGCGCTCTCTTTCTTTGTTGGCCTTAGCCGTAGCTGCATCAAGACGGAACTTCGGAATCTTTATGTTCTTCGACTTATCCGCGTCTTTATCCGCGTCTTTATCCGCGTCTTTATCCGCGTCATCATCAGACTTAGAGTCCTCAACGTCTGCCTTCTTGTCATTCTTACCGTCATCGTCGGCGGACTCTTTCTTTTTCTCGCCTTTAGCAAGAGCCTCATCTTCAGCCGAGACGTCTTCTTTCTTATCATCGGCCTTTTTTGGTTCAAGCTCATCACCTCGGTCCTCAGCTTCTACCTTAGTACCTTCGTCGTCTTTCTTATCGTCGACCTTATCGTCGACCTTCTCTGCTGCTCCGCTCATGTGTTACCTCACTTAGTTAGTGTTAGTTTTGATCTTAAACTAGAGACCTTCTCAAGCTGCTTCTTCTCTTCACCTGCTTCTTTCATAGCGGCTTTATACCGCTTCGAATCATTTACGACTTCAATCGCTCGCTTCAAGGTGCGGAGGTCGTCTTCCGCTTCCCACTTAGCGTCTTGTTCTATCTGTTTTGTAGTTATCATTATACCCTCCTACGGCGTTTTAGGTGTCTGGGGCGGCTTACGTCCGAGCAACTTATCAAGCATTATCGACACGAACGGTCTCGGCTTTGGTTTAGCTGCCGCTTTCGGCTTCGGTTTCGGTATGGGTTTAATCGGCTGCTTCTTCCGAATCGACCCTGTGGCTGCTCCTTCCAGAGCATCCAACTGTTCCTGACGGGTGGCATACCCACCAAATAAATTCTTAGCCATTCTGTTTCTCCTGTTTAGCGCTGACTTTATCGTCAAGGCGTTGTTGGATTGCATCTATTCTATCATCTTCGTTCTTCTGACGCTCCTGATTTAGACGCGTTTTTTCATTCGTATCTCTATCAGAAGCCTCTTTCTTTCTAAGGTTAAACTCAAGTACTTTCATCGGATCGAGCGCCGTGCCGTCTTCCTTCGGTTCTTGGTTCTCAATCTCAAGGCCATCAGCCCTCTTCATGTGAAGCGTAGCCTGAGCACGGTTAACCATAGCTTTAGTCTGCTTTTCAGCGATCTCGACCTCTTTCTCCTGCAACTCAAGCTCTTTGAGTCTACGCTCATACTCCTGTTGTTCAGGAGTCTGCTGCTGGCTTTCTATGATCTCAGACTTGTTCTCTAAAGACGAGTTCTGAATGAGTACAGAGTCCGGCAGATCAACCCCTAACTCACGCAGCTGTACGGCTTCTTGGAACTGGGTTTCTTGGAAGTTACTTCTCGCAGGGGCAGTAGTGACAATCACGTCGTACGTACCAATAGTCAGGTCGTTTACTATCTTGCCCTCTGGAGTAAGCTCATTAATCTTTATCTGTTCGTTTTTAGCATCCAGTCTATTACCGGTGATGTTAAATATACGTTCCTCAGTATAGAACGTCTGTATCAAATCCAGAATACGTTCAGCCAACAAGTGACGAGTCCGAGCCAAGTTATCCATTGGCTTGGCCAGATTCACGGAGCCTGCTACCTGCTTGGCTTGAATCGCCTTGGCAGCTACGTCCGCTCTATCAAACCCGCGAGCAGAGTCGGAGACCCCGGAAATCTGTTTGATGAACTCATCAGCCTTGAAACTTATGCGATCCAGCCCCGTCGGCACTGTGTTTGGAGTAATCTTCTCCATGTCGGTAGTGTCTTCAAGTTCGACCACCAGACCGGTCTCGGCACCGCGCTCCTCAAGTTCTTCGATGGTCATGTTCTGTAGCGAGCCCTGCTTCACCTTCCACCCGCTGTTAGCGGTCGTGTTTACGATGTGCAGCTCCTGCGACGCTGTCTTGTTCAGCAAGTCTTGAGAGTTAAGCAGGTTCTCTACGATACCGATAGTCCGGCCATGTCTGAAGAACGGGAAATATGGGACGATTGTGAAGTGCTTGTAGGGCGACCACGCATCGTGGAGCACCGCGTTCAAACACGTCACTGTCCAGCGAATCTGTTCAACTCTACGCCTGATCAGCGCGATGCCTACTTTCTTAGCAACCATTCTGGCTTTCTGAGTAGACCAGTTCTCAGGTACAGCGCGTAGATCACCAGTAGTCCTATCGACGAAGTGCAACGCATAACGAAGACTTTTATACTGGCGCTCGATAATCCGATACTTACGGGCCGTGTTACTGTCATCCTGATTAGCGTTGTCAGGAGGGATTACAAACCCGCCAAAGCTCTGGTGTGTCCTATCAACCGCATCATAGTCGTGCGGTAAAGAACTGCCGTTGGTTTTTACTTTCTTAGCAACACTTCTTCCGTAAAGACGGTCAATATCATCAAGCGTCATCCACTTAGTGATAGTAACGTCTTTCCAAGTATCAGGATCATATTCTTCGGCATCAGCATCCAAAACCACGTTACGTGGGTTCATGCTGTTGACTTTAACATCGCCTTTCATCTGGTGGTCGAACTCTACACGAACATCGTAGAATCCTCGTGAGGTTATAAACCCATCATCAGCGACGTTGGCTTCCTTCCAATCAAGCTTGTTAGCGTTAGCGATTTGAATGTAGAGCTTGTTGAGGGTCGCAGCGACCTGCTCATTACCACCATGAGACGGCTTAAACGAGATATCGGCTCGGTTTTTGAGCTGTTCGCCCATGACCGTAGCAGTCGTCGCTAGAATCTTGTTAATGGTGAGCGCTGGCTTCCCTTGGCGCTCTAGTCTCTTCTGGAGTATCGGGTCCCATTGTAACCCAGCAAAATAGTCATCACATACATTCGCTTTTTTTACGAATGTAAGATGCCCATTATCTCGGCCGTATGTATACCGGTCGAAGTTATCTTTGATTAATTTCGCGTGCGCAGCGGAACTCATAGGCCTGTACCTTCCTGTGTGTTAAAGCTATTCATATCAAGCTCCCATGTGACTCTGATTGCCTTTACCCTGCTCTGCCAAAATTTTATTAAGCTTCTTTTTAATGCCTTCGTTCTTCTTGTGACCCGGTTTCTGTGGCTCCTTCCTGCCCGACACCATCCTCATCAGCCATGCCAATGCGTCAACTATATCATCATGTAGCCCTCCGGGGAACCTTAATAGCTCTTGAACCGCCGGTTCTGTCCAAGTCTGTCCGCTTGGGAATTGTACCATACCCTGCTGCATCCGTCCCTGAAGGGGCCTCGCTCTGACCCATTTATCCGTAATAGGCCTTAGATCATGGTTAAAAGTCGGAAACTGTTTCCGCCTCTTCATCTCTTTTTTGAGTGTTGGCCAGAGGGCTATCTCCAACGCCCCTTTTTCAATCCCAACCTGCATTACGTTCGTATACTTCTTCTGGAAGTCTAGCACAGCCTCGGCGATAAACTGCGTATCTGACTGTTTAAACCGTAGAATTTCCAGGATGTGCAAGTTCCCCTGCCAATCTAATCCGCCGCATGCCCCCACAGTGAAGTCATTCTGCTGCTTCTCGCCGATGGCTAAGTCCCACGCCTGAAACAAGTGCATCTCAGCCTGTGGGGGTACCGAGCTAGTAAACCGGAGCATATCCTTAGTGAAGTATATCCCCTCGTCAGGAACTGGGTTCTGCTGGTACAGCGCAGACCAGTGACGGGGCTGCATAGACCGCTTCATATTACGTAAACGACCTATAGGATACCGGCTGTCATGCAGTGCCTGCCCTTTCTGTCTAACCTGACGAGTTGCTGAGCCCCCATCATCCTCGTGGATGATCGCTCCGTCCTCCGTAATATACTCATCCTCAGTCGCCATGGCTGGGTACGACACAACCTCCCAGTCGTCAATATCACCCAACTCCTCAGTATAACTTAGGAGTTCGGTCGCGGCTGCTTCGTATTCCGGGGTACCGGGCTCGCTTTCAGACATTGTGAGCTCTGCGTACTCCATAAGCTCTTGAAACTCTTTCTTCAACTCCTTCATCTGGAGTAAGAGTCGCCCTGAGAGGTCATCATCATGCCACCTAGTCTGAATAACTAAAACCCCGCCTCCCGGCGAGAGACGTGTTTTGGCGGTCGATCCCCACCAATCCCATACTTTGCCCCTCTGGGTGTCTGAATCAGCCTCCTCTGCATCCTTAACTGGGTCATCGATGATAAACACGTGCGCACCCTTACCCGTAATACCACCGCCAACGCCAGCAGCGACATACCCACCCTCAGCAGTCGTGAGCCAAGATTCAGCACTTTGTGACTTCGGGTGTAGTTTAGACTTTGGAAACAGCTTTGAATAATAGTCGTCCTGAATAATCGACTGGACTTTTCGGCTAAAACCGACAGGAAGAGATACGGCATAACTCGCAGCGATTATCTCCCAGTCTGGGTGCTGTCCGAGCATCCAAGCAGGGAAGTTCTTCGACGCGATCTCAGACTTGCCATGCCTCGGTGGCATAAACAACATCAACCTCGGCGCTTCACCTTTCTCGACTGCCTTTACAAACTTCTCGAGACGTGTGCATATATCCTGATGTACCCAGCCTGCGTCGTAGCTTTTATTAAATTTTTGGATAAACGGTAGTAACTTTCGACGACAGAGGGCCCTCTGCGCGATCTCCCTCTCCGCTCCTGACATCTGCTTCTTCTGCTTTAACAGGTCTACGAGCTTCTTCTCTCGCTCCTTATGAACCTTGGCAGCTTCGTCCTTCGCTGCATCCCTTCGCCTCTTCGATTGTGTCTTCTGCGTCACTGCGGACTGCTCCTGAGAGTGTCTCAGTTTTTCTGCGCCCACGGCCAGCGCTTTCACTTGTCTCTCAACTTCTCTACCCATCGAGTGGACTTCATTCTTCTTAGCTAACGCAGCCGCTTTGTCATCGGCTTCACATGCCTTGCACACGTCTTTGCGGTATCTTGGTTTTCCGTCTTTAGGGGGGACTTGGCTGAATCGGTTTAACGCGCAGAGCCTGTCGCATCTTGTACAGTGTTTACTTGCCATCCGCTTCCTTCACCTCTTCGTACTCAGCGCCTTCGATAACGACGCCTGATTCTTCGGAAGCCATCACCAACAGCTCGTCGTCACTAAAATCATCGTATTTAGCAGCGATGCGCTTCTGGGATTTGTTAAGTGTGATTTTCTTCTCCTCAGGGGCGTAGAAACCGAGCATCTTATTCAGCTCCTGCACCCCTCGGATCATGGCCATTGGGTCTGACATCATGCGAGCCATATCAATCGCTTCCATGGTCATCGCATGCAGGTCTTCCCTTCTGAGGCTCAAGGTTGTTAGGGTATCAGCCCTAACCCGCTCGATTTCAGCGATGACAACAGGGTCGTCCATATATTCGTACGCAGACTTACGCTCTTTAAGTCCGACAGCTTTACCTGCCTGTGCGACATTCAGACCCATCCCTATGTGTTGCGCGAACTCTAGTTTTCGCTGGTTCACAGAATCTTCGGACTGTGATAGCGCGGTCTCGTTTCTAGCCATATTTCGGGAGTTTAGCAGGCTCTGTACTAATTTGTAAAGGTTTTATGGAGTTTTTTAAGCGGCATGCTTATTTTGCTTCTCGCTGTTAGCTTTCTTCGTCAGTATCTGGAGGTTCTCATGTACATGGAGACCGCAGACATTCTTACCTCGAAACGGAACTACGTGGTCAACTTCGAACTCCTCTCCCTTCGCGTAGCACTCCCTGTATATTTTTAGTATTTTTTTACGGTCCGCCCACTTAACGAGGGCTTGTTTCTTAGCGCTTCTTCCCTGTCTTATTTTTCTAAGCACGTTGTCGTGGTTTCTCCACGCGGGGTCTGCGCGCCTTTTACCTGTTTTCCTCTTCGAAGTAGCTTGGTTCTTACATACTCGGCACCTAGACTCTGGGTGGAATGGGAGGGCTTTGCCGTATCTCGAATAATATTCTGAGTACGATTTAACTTCATAGCATCTACTACATTTTTTGGTTCCCATATGCGTAGTCTACCTCACTAAGTGAAAAAGTACAAATTTTTCTTATCTTTACGAGCGATCGTCCCCCTCCCCAACGTCAAAAGACAGCCCCCACTTCGGATTCGGACTCTCACCAGCCGTTGGAAGGACCCAAACTACTACCCCGTACCCCCTTCGTCTCTTAGTCCCACAACACACAGCAGCACCCTACGTACCTTAGCTCATCGCATGCGCTCTGAGCTCTTCAGTCCCCTGTAGTACTTTTAATTCATTCAGGAGATACATCACATGACACAATTCGAACAATTAGTTCAACTCCATGCAGAGCTAGCAAACCTTGAGCGTAGCACCCATATAGACACACCAGTTCTCTATAACGGTGCGAGGGCAGCTATTGAGCGAGATATCAAAGAAGTTGTTAATTCTAGGTTCTACCCACAATCAGCCTAGTGCATGCGCACTAAGCTATTCAGTTCACTGTAGTACATTTCAATTACATACCTTAGGAGGTATATACCATGGCCAAAGCCACTTCAAAATCAACTGCTAAGAAACCAACCACTGTTCCTGCTCCTTGTTATTTGCGTGCTGGTACTGACGCAAAAGACCTGACCTCTGGTCAGATCAACTTCGAAGGCATCGAGTGCACTATGCTCGTAGATGCCAAGGGTAACATTGGCATTCATAAGAACGTAAAGACCGCACTTGGCTACGCCGTCAAGCCCATCGCTAAAGGCAACTTTAAAGCTTCCAATAGCAAAGCTGAAGGCGTGCCGGACTTGAATGGTTTCGTAGAAACCAAGAAAGGTTCTAAGTTCCGCTTAGTTGCTTGGTTCCACGAACAGAATGGCGACGAGTTCTACGTAGTACGCTACGACGCTATGGTTCGTAAGGGTAAGCTGTTCAGGGTTCAGTAATAAACTTACATCTAAGCGGCCAGCTTTAGTTGGCCGCGAGGAAGAGGAGATAAGAAAATGAGAGAACTTAGTTTTATAGTTAGCGCACAAGTACCTGACGGTGTATCCGAAGAAGAGGCTTGTGACTTCGTGCTTACAGCAGTGAGCGCATGGGGAGGCAGCTTAGACCCACAAGACTCCATAGCTCACCTGTCAGACTTTTCAGTTCATCTGTATAACCGGGAGAACGAGAATGTTCAATCTTGATCCACCGCCGCAAGCAGCTGTTCAACAGCTCGCAGCTAAAGCGGATATTTACGAAGATGAAGCGATGCGGTATCTCCGCTGCGAGCAACTACGTGAAGCTATCGCTGAAAAACTAACCGTGCAAGATTATAATAATCTACTACTTGCACTTATCGATCTTAATGATCCATTTAAATCTAACGGAGTATACTAACAGTGTATTTTGAATCGATTACATCTAAACCAATTGCTTGGGAAACCAAGCCTATTCAAACTAGGAGAGTTACTATGTTATTCGACTTTAATAAACTATCAGAAGCTGGCTTCAACGTATGTATTGACGCCAAAGATGAAAACATAATCCATGTACACGGCAACATGGATAGAGATACTCATGCAGCATTAGTTGAAAAAACACGAGAGTTAGTATCTTCGCTGTCGTTTATTAACGACATGGAAAAAGACTACGCGATTGAAAAGATCATTAATACATTACAAGAGGCGCAGATTAAATCCCTGCTATTCAGTTAATGTACATACCATCTGAGATCACAGCAGATCAGTGCTTACAAATGCGCGAGAAGTTAAACTGCTCTATGCACGCAGCTAAGCAGATACTAGAGTACGAAGCTCTTCGCACCTATCTCTCGCAAGCTACGAGCATTGATGAATTGAAACTCGTCATGCAGGATGTTCTTGACGCGGTGTACTGCCCGTGAAAACTCCACTCGATGAACTAGCCGATGCCTGCGAAGAACTGGCTAATTTATTCGGCTCTGAACTTCCTGCGGATATTAAAGCCGTAGAAGAGCAGCTCGCAACAATAGAACGGTTAGTTCCCCACGTCTTCGAGACACGTCCTTGGTACGTTAGGTTATATCAGAGTATTAAAAAACGAGGATGTGTTCCTTCGTGGTTTGGTAAGTAAAGTGTGTGTCTTTTACTGCTGCGCGTTAAGCCTATACCGCTCTGGTGTTTGGATATAATGCGCGCAGCAGTATTCAGTTTACTCGCTAAAAATAATATCCTTTTACACAATTATAATCAAAGGAAAATAAGAAATGAAAAGTCGAAAGACCTGTATATATAGCAGTTGAGCATACTCACATGCCAACTCCTACTAATTTATGCTTCATAGACCCAGAGATCATAGCTGAATTAAACGAACAGGAGGATTCTAACAACGATCCCGCGCTCATTCTTGAGCAGTATCAGGATCAAATAGACGACATATTTGGAGAACGAAACTTTGACCTATTTATAGGTCGCTTAAAATAAACTAAAGCCCACATGCTACCCAGTATGTGGGCTTTAATCACTCAACTCAACAGAGGAAATTAAATGCATAATATTAATTTAATTCTTCTAAGCTTAATTAACACAACTCTCGGCTGTCTATTATGGGGAGTTATATTTGGAATCTTCGGAATCCATACAACCTATGGTGTCACAGCCTACCTAGGTTGCAAAACAGTAAACAAGATTTTCAACCAACAAGGAGACCCATCATGGGAATCAAACACGTAACTAATGCCATTAGGCAAACTATCAACACAATTGTATTCTACGCAGCTTGTATGTTCATGGCACTAGCCATAGCCGCCTCTATGTTCATGTCTTTCATAGTCGGTATGGTACTAACCATGTACGGATTTACTAAATCGACTCTGTCGACTGCTGGAAATAAGATTAATGGTTTCTTCACATCTATGAAAGCTCCTGCCGAACAGATGCAAGAAGAAACTCTAGCTAACGCAGCAACCGCTTAATTTCCTCCAGCCAAGGACGGCATCTTTTAACTAACAATGGGAGTAGACGCTCATGATCACTAAACACCTAAACATATATATTATACTTTTAATATGCAACATACTACTTGCAACCGTACTCCAGCTTTTTATCATTTGGGCTATAAGCTTTGCATCAATACAGTTTGGAGCTTACTTACTCGGGTATTACCTTCTTCCTTTCATAAAGGAGTGTAGACGCTCATGATCATGTTCACAGGAATTATATTCGCAGGAATCATAGCTGCTATCAGTATGATCTTCCTACTACTCAAATTAGATATCCGCAAAGTATGCGGATATGACATATATGTAGACATTGGGTTTACATTCCTGCTTGCTTGGATGCTTGCAGGCACATTTACAGGGATGATGGCAGCCTTGCTTGGAGGATGCTTGGTATCAATCTTCCTATACATCATGAAACGAAGTGTAGGCTATAAGAAATTAACATTTAACCATTTCAAACTACATTGGAGACATTATAATGTCGAAAAACAATTCTGAAAAGAACGCAACACCAAAAGAAACAGGTACTACTGCTGAAATACAAGATGCTACTAAAATACAGCACGGTCTACCTGCAACCACCATGGGTGCTAACGCAACCAAAATGAAATCCATGGCTGCTAATCTAAATAAGATTAAAGATGCCATGGCAGAAGCTACAGCTGAAGAAGTTCTTACTGTACTTCAACTCTCAATGAAACAATCAGCTGAAAGCACTTTAGTTGAACTACCCACTCCATCTGGCCATTTCCTGGCTGCTAAGATGGCAAGCGCCATGTGGATGTCTCTCCGTGATGAACTTGTCAGCGGACACATGCGCGTTGAAAAGATTCAAGAAGACAAACTCATTCTTTCAAATCGCATGGAAAAGAACGAATTCCGCTCAGATACAGAAAAGGCGGGAGCTACTCGTACTCTTAACTATTATGAAGGCTTGGAAGAAAAATACGCAGAAATCATCGAGATGCTCAGCCATACTTACGCTTTGTATAACAAAGCTGCAAAAGCTCTGCATGACGAAGATGATGTACGTCAACAAGGTATTCCAGAAGATGAACGCACTTACACACAACTCGCTTCTTTACGTTGGGTAAGTGCTTCAGACAAAACTGCTAACCCAGCTACATGGGAACGCGACAATGATCTGGAACGTCTAACACGTCAAGCTAAATTCTGGATTCAGTATAATACATAACCCCTAATTAGAAACCCAGGTTGTAACTTTTCAGACTAGCTTATACTTACAATCTAATGGCGATTGAGAGTTTGATTAAACCTGGGTTTCTTCCACTTAGCGAGGTATCCTCGCAGGGCTTCGACCGAACTGCCGAAGCCCTATTTTGGAGGCACCAAATGACTGAAATAATCAGACTCAAATCAACAGGACAAGAAATATTTCTTATCCCTAACATAAGCTGCTACCAAAACAGAGCATGCTTTCTTCGACCATTCACAGGATTAGAAGGATCAAATTCAAATGATAAAGGTGAAATACTCGAACTACGTAAAGGCAGTATCACAGTCGATAGTTTACCCTAACCAGTTTAGCCTTCCAGCTTGCGCACTATATCAGCGCACACGTCTACAGCTGGAAGGCTTTTTTAATGCTACAAGACAAAGCGAAACAACCGTGGGGTGAGCTATGACAGAAAAACAAGAACCAGAAATGCAGTCCTTTAACTACTCATCTATGAAACGACTACGAAAAGCAGAAACATTCAATACGCCACAAGGCAAAATCACAATACCCACATCATACACAAAAATAAACTACCTAACTCACACCGTAAGAGTCCCGCACTGGGTCAAACTTCATTTCGTCAATTAATGCACGGTTGAGAAGTCGATTTTCACTTAACTCTATGGTTACTCAAGCAAAACACCTCTAAAAGTTGAAAAACTGCCCTTTTTTCGAATAAACCTCGTCTACACCTCTGTATACAAATATAGCCTATATATACTAACTATACTTTATATATGTACAATGTATATATAATATATCAACTATCCAACTAAACACCTGTTCCCTGTGTAAGATCAATGACTTAAGAGGTTGAGAAAACATCAACCAGTTGAGAAAAATATCTCAACTTACACCACACTTAAAATAAGGGTATTAATACCCCAAAAATAGTGTGACTACTCGTTTTAAAAGTTGAGAAATTTAACCCCCAAAAAGTTGAGAAATTCGACCTTTTGCTATACCGACTAAAAAGGCGTAGACTCTTGGAAAAACGCCCAAGTAGAAACTGAATAGGAACGAGCAAATGAAGAATACAGTAACTTTTCTCTACGCCTCTAATGGTAAGCCCCTCACAAAAACCTACCGCAGACCCCAGAAGAACAAACCAATCACTAAGGACAACTACCCCCTAATCAGTAAGTTCAAATCTGAAACTGAAGCACACACTACTTTAAAATCTCTATATGTAGCTATTAAAAGACATGCACTCGCAGGAGCTTGTCTACTTAAAGGTGAGATACAGCGTGAGCTAAACAACGAATCTCGTGCTGGTTCGACAACACCTGAGTCCAAAACTGATTGGCTGTGTCTTGATTTTGATGGGGTGGAAGGGATAAGTACCCCTACCCAAGCACTTAAAACCCTAGGACTTGACCATATAAACTACATAATTCAATACTCAGCTTCTTCGGGTATAACTTCTGATGCATTCAACGCCCACATCTTCATAAAGCTCTCAGAACCAGTCATGCCTGAACTGATTAAGCGGTGGCTGCAATACCAAAATCTTAATCTTGAATTACTGTCAAGCCAAATAAGTCTCACCCGAACCCACAATGCGCTGAAATGGCCTCTAGACGTCTCTGTCAATCAGAACGACAAACTTCTTTACATCACACCCCCTACTGTATACGACGGGATTAAGAACCCATTCTCGTCGATCTCCCAGCGCATTAA